GGTGCTTCATCCCAGGCATTAGATCAACATGATGCCTGCCAATGTCGGCTTTCACCCTGCGTTTCACCTCAATTTCACAGGTTGGTTCCAACGGTTGCCATTTCCCTGTCACCCTGTTCTCGGTAGGTTTCACCACCTGCAACAGTTGGTCGGCTGCCGTGTTCCAGTTGAACGCTGCTGTCTCACCAGCATAGATTTCTGCCTGCTCCCGATACCTGTCACGGTTGTCATACAGGTCTTTGATCGCACTAAATATCGCATCAAATTCAGGTTCATCCCAATCACCCATATCTTTCCAAGTTCCCTCATTCGTTGGCACAGAACGGGTAGGGATACGGTGAGTTGCTAGGTCAGAGAACTCTCGATGACCATGCGCGTCAGACAAGATAGTTGGCACACCAGCAGAGATCGCTTGTAATGGCATTAGCCCGAAACCTTCACCACGGGACACAGAAATGAAACAGTCAGCAGAACGAACCAAATCTGCTTCATCCTCAACAGTCATCCACTTGTTATGAATAACCACGTTCGGGTAAACAAGGTTCTTTGGCGCACACAAATATGGGGGAACAATCTTGATATGCAACTCTGCGTCAGGCAGATTCATTTCCAAGAACACTTTGAGTACCACGTCTAAACCTTTGCGATACCACTCTGACCCGCCACACAAAATCTTGAACTTGTCGTTCTGTGGTCGTTCCTTCGGATGCCAAACATCACGATCAACCCCTAAAGGGATAACACGCACGTTGTCATGGAACTGTGAGAACAACTCCCAATTATGCAGCGAAGGAACAATCACCGTGTCAAACAGGGACAAGTATTCGGAGAACTCTGGTGGCAACCAGTTCGTTTCCCACATCGTCAACAATGCAGGGTTCTGACCCTCAACCCAGCCTTTGATCAGGTTAGGTCTAAGAGCGAACACGACCCGTTCAGCGTCGTCACATAGTTCTACTTTGGTTGATAAAGCGTCCCGTAAACCTGCAACCATTTTGCCGTACCCGACATGAGGTAGGTTCACTCCGACAAGGTTCAGGTAGTTGGGAGTATTCCCGTTTCGACTTGCCATTTTTCTTCTGCTCGTTTCTCAACCTTTGCTGAACCGTCAATCTTGCGAGGCTGTACCCCGTTTTGACGTAAACGCTTGTATGCGTCTAGGTCTTTGTCTAGCACACGGTCTTTGTCGTTGATGGTTGCGACGCGAGCTTTACCGCCACGCGACGGCATGGCATCTGCGCCGATACCGACGTAAGCGATTTTGCAACCGAAACATCCCTCGACATCTAGATTCTGATGTGTTTCTTGATGTTTAATCATTTCTAAACAGGTAACTCCTCGTCAGGATGTGTAGGGAAAATGACTTCTGGGTTTGGTGTCCATGTTGCAGGGAAGTCTCGCAAGGCTTGACGGTATTCAGCCCATGCTGTTTTGTTGGTTGGGGTATCGGCAATCATCGCCCAATCAGATTCAACTAAGAGAGCGTCACGGTATGAGCGCATACGCTCAATTAACCATTCGCTAGGTGCTGAGGTTTCGTGAAGTGCCAATAGGTTCATGTCATACGCCCTTGTAGTAAAGGTTGAGGTTTATTTCGTCATTAACTGCCCAAGTAAACGGAACCGTTGAAGAAAGATTAAAGTCTGTGCTTGTATAGGTGCCACTTGCGTTCATAACTGCCAAATAAGCGCGGTCAACAATACCACCCGATTGGAAAGCAATCCCGACTCTAGACGCAGAACCTGAATTGTCCCACATTTGTACCATACCAAATGGAAAGTTGCCGTTTGCCGCCGAGTCAATATTAACAGGGAGAGTGATATAAACAATTCCATTTAGGGTTGTTGTGCTACCAAAAAGAATCCGACATTCAAGATGAACAAAATTATTTACACGGCAATATGAAGCGGTAACTGTGCCGTTGCCGATTGTTATGTTGTTGAGAGTTGGTGTGTATGCCGTGTAAACGCCACCACTTGTTTGACCCATTAAAGACAGGTTCCAAGATGCAATAGTTCCTGAACCGCCAACAACATCACAAGTAAAAATAAGGGTTGTGCCAGAAACCGAAGTGACTGTTCCTTTCATCAAGTTCGCGGAGTTTGCACTTGACACAAGGGTTATATAGTCGCCAGCAATATAAGCATGATTGGATGTGTTGGTGGTCAAAGTTTTGGAGCCAGTACCGATTGTGAGGCTTGTTGTTGAAGTAACAAGATAACCTGCACCTGTAGCCCCTGTAGCACCCGTAGCCCCAGTTGCACCTGTAGCACCAGTTGCACCTGCCGATGTTTGTGTTTGAAGTTTCCATGCACCAACAGAGGTTGAATAAGTCCATGTCTTATCGCCATCGGTAAATACTTGACCGTCCGTGGGGGATGCAGGAAAATTTATTGCAGTCATTTATGGTCTTTCTGGGAATTGTACGGTTGGGTTTGGTGTCCAGGTTTCAGGGAAGTCCCTGAGTGCTTGACGGTATTCTGCCCAAGCTGTTTTGTCGGTGGGTGCGTCTGTAAGCATCGCCCAATCGGACTCGATGAGGAGAGCGTCACGCCGTAGGCGCATACGTTCTATGAGCCATTCGTCGGGTGCTGAAGTTTCGTCAAAGGATAGAAGGTTCATTATGCCGCCTTGTAGTAAAGGTTCCAAGAGTATTTGTCACCGACTGCCCAAGTAAAAGGTTGTGTGCCATTTGCTTGCCTGAATCTTGGCTGACCACTAACGTCGGTGCTAAACCAAGCCGAATAAACAGTATTTGCATCAAGTCGAATTGGTGTACCTGCAATCCGATTAAATGTTGAAGCGTCAAAAGCATAAGTAACACCAAAAGGCATAGGGTCAGCATATGCGTTGTCTGATGCGATAGGCAAACTGTGGAAAAACCCTCCTGTAACCGCACTCGTAGAACCTAAAGTGATAGTACCAAAATAATGCACAAAGTTACCTAAACGGCAGTATTGGCTAGCGATAGTTCCGTTACCGATTGTTAAGTTTGAGGTACTTGGCGTAAACGCCACGTAGTTCCCAACTGTTCCAACATTGGCGTTACCGAACTCAACCCATTGAGAAGTATCACCATCGTTATAGTAAACATACGTTCTGCCATCATCAGAGTTAAACCAAACATCACCCGCCGACGGGTAAGTTGGAGCCGTCACAGAAACAATATAAACACCTCTAGGACCCTGAGGACCCGTATTACCAGTAGTCCCCTGAGGACCCTGCAACCCGCGAGGAATAGCAAAATTAAAAACAGCCGCAGACGACGAACCACTATTCGTAACCGAAGCACTAGAACCAGGCTCACCAGTCGTAACCGCACCCAAAGTAATCGAAGCAGCCGCACCAGCAGAACCAGTCGCACCCGTAGCCCCAGTCGCACCAGTAGCACCCGTAGCCCCCGTAGCACCCGTGTCACCCTTAGCACCAATCGTCGTCCAACCAGACGACTTATAAACCTGAAACTCGCCAGTATCTTTCAGATACGTGACCATGCCCTCAGTAACCGTGAACGCCCCAGCCGAACCAAAATAAGTATTACGAGCTGACTCAGAATCAAACGTACCAACAACCTGCGACGCAAGAAAATCATTCATCTCCGAAACTTCAACAGTTTCCGCAGTGAACTTCTTAAACTGTGGCATTACACTCCCAAAACAGCATCAGACCCTAAGGTACTTGAATAAGACGAACCAACCTCAAACACACCAGACGAAACACTATAACCAGCAGCAACCAGCGCATCAGCCTCAACATCAGACACATAGTTACTGTGACCACCAAAAAACACTCGACTCACCAAAGACATATCACGAGGCTGAACCTCAACAAACGATCCATCAACTAGCCGGTACACGTTCTTCCCACGCAACGTTGGAGCATAAAAACGCCACAAACGCCATTCAAGTCCACGCTTCAACGCATCACCATAAACAACAGCATTTTCTGTTGGAGGAACAAACATTGGCATGAAACAGATACTACCAAATACAAAAGTGGGGCAGCCGAGCGAGGGGACTCGACCACCCCACATCTGTGGAGGGTTAAACGAACCTAACTAATTAGGCTGCGTTTGCACCAATGCTGGATGACGACTCAATGCGACGCAACGATGCTTCGCGGAAACGGCCATAGCCGCCGAGCCAATACCAACCGATTGGATTGAAACGCATCAACGAGTCAACCACTGGACCGCGAACGATCTTCGGTACAACACCATTTCCGTCAATCTGGCTGTAAGCCTTAGCCAACGCCTGACGACCCATGATGTGTGTGCAATACACGTCAATCGTTCCAGTTGTGCTGGTTCCGTTTGATGCGTTGGTGAACACCTTGGCGCGAGGGGTTTCAATGAATCGTACTGATTCAAAGGTTCCGATCTCACCGTTGTAGATGTTTGATGTGTCAACCGCTACGTGAGGTGCGTTCCATGATGCGTTGCCGGTTTCACGACGAAGGTCGTACGACACGTCAGGATGGATGTAACCCATGTAGTAACCGTTGAAGGTTGCAACGTTTGCAGCACGCAAAGCAGCAGTCTGCTTACGGATGTCGTTGGCTTCAATGATGTCCTCAGCCTGAACCGTTACACGGCTTGAAGGATCAGATGATCCACCGCCACCGTATGCAACGTTGGTTCCACCAGCAAGAACATCGCGAACAACCTGGTCCATTGAGTCACCAGCGTTGTAACCGATAAGGTTCGCTGCTGCTGCATCAACATCCAAGAACGAAGTTCCACGGAGCTTTGCGGTTGTCTGAATTGTGTTGCCGTACTCAGCAAGAGAAACAGTTACCTGACTGTCACCCATTGTTTCAGGGGTGAGGTCAGTTGTTTCGCTGAGGGTTGAAGTCGCTGCTGCAAGTTCGCTGAAGATCGTGAAGATCACAGCCGAACCTGGCATTGACTGGTTGGTTGCTTGAACGTCAGCTGCCTGATCGAACAGCATCTCTGATCGAAGGGCGAAATACGCCAAACGATCATAAGCAGACTGGTCAACGGACAACGAACTGGCTTGGGTAATTGCCATTTCTTTATTCCTTTAGGGGTAGCCCCAAAGAATGTGAATCCTAAGGGGAGTGATTAGTACTTTTCTGCTTCGGCTCTCGCCTGGGCCAGCAGTTGCATCACTTCATCAGGGGATTTTGCATTAGCAATACGTTGAGCGTAATCAACAGGAGGTTCGCTTGTCTCACCAGCTCGCGCTGCCTGCGCCACCCGATTCCATGACTGCTGTTCAGCAACCACTTCCTTGTTCTGGCTAGGTATGAGACTTGCTTCTTCTGCTGCTTGTCGAATCGCCTCAGGTGAAAGATCACCGTCGTAACCTTTAACGAAATACTTGTACTTCGGATCGTTCGGGTCTACGCCCGCTTTCACGAAGTTAAGTTCTCGTTTGGCTGCCTCTGCTGATGCTGCCGCTTCACGTAAAGCCTTATTTTCGGCTTCAAGTTTCCGCAAGTGCGCCCGCACAGGGTCCTTCGATTGCTGCTGGTCTTGAACTGCATCATCCTCAAACTCGTAGTTTGCATCTGACATGACCCACTCCTTCTGCCCACACCACGCTGGAGGTTACGTGATGGCTGCAAGTCTCACCCCTTTTGCACATTGAAATCGGGGGGTTTCCAATGGTGTCCGTAACCGAACATTAACAGTATACACACACCAAACCTGACACTGTCAAGTATGCTATTGCGCTTTACCCACACCTAGAGAAGTAGAGCCAGATGTTTCACCTGTTGTCCGAGCAAACGATCCACCACCAGCGAACTCACCGGTACGCAAACGACGTTTACGCTCCAACTCTTGTTGCGCGGCGACATCAATCCCGAACGCAGCACCAGCCAACTGTTCACCCGATAGTGCTGTTTCACCCGCGAAAGTCTGTTTTAGTTCGCCTAAAGCACCGACTTCAGCGAACCCTGCGCGAGCCTGCTGTTCAGTAACACCACGTCGAGCCAAATCCTCAGCGAACTGACCAGTCAACTGAATACCACCCTGCTCTAAGCCACGGGCTGCGATGTTGGCGGCCTGTGCCTGACGGGTAAGTAGTGGGGCTGTGCGCTGTGGGTCAAGGAAGTATGCAGCCAACTGTCCTTCGGACACCCCGTACAGGTTTTTCATCTGCTCTTTAACTGCTGGGTCAGCGTCAGCGACAGCACGATAACCCTGCTGGACACGCTCGTTTAGTTCTGACGGGGAAACGTCACCTTCGATGAGGGCTTGGAAGTCATCTGTCTGGTCATAGAAGTTTGCTGGCAAACCGTTGGATTGCAAGGTTTGACGGAACTGGTTTTCTAGGCCGATATATGAGGCTGGGTCAAGTTCAGGTAAACCCTTCTTTAGACGGGCAGCGTTACCGGCAAACCGTTTCTGATATGCGGGCTGTTCACGGATAGCAAAAATGACAGCATCAGGGTTGTTGATATTGACGGTTTCTTTGACAATAATTTCGTTGTAAATGTAATCAGATAGTTCACCTAAACCATAGGTGTTAAGAACATCTGCCATTGTTGCGCGAGCGTCACGACGGCGTTGCGCCGTTTGCAAGACGATCTGCTGTTGCTGGAACTCTAGTTCCTGTTGCATCGCTACTGCAATAGGGTCAACTTCGGTTTCCGTCGGTTCGGTAGGAGTGACCACAGAACCACCACCAACAGGGCTTACACCTGCGGGTTGTGGAAAATTAGCGATGCGCTCCTGAATACCAAAAATGTCACTCATCAGCCAACCTTTCCAAATGCTCTAGCCAAACTCAAACCAATATCCGTAGCCTGTTGGTTAGCTTGCTTCGTGTACTGCCAACCAAAAGTAGGGTCGCTCTTAACCGTTGTAATCCAATCAGTCAACGACAACTGGCCTGTCTCTTTAGAACCAAAAGCCCTAGCCCACTTACTGTCTTTAGTGAAATCAATTTGGTTCGGATCGATTTCCAGCAAGTCAGCAGCATAATTACGGTAGTTACTGAAAATATCTTCCAATGATAAACCAGCATCAATTTGGTCTGCCAAATGACCGTAAGCACCTTTTGCTGCTTTTTGTGCTTTCTGCAAAATCGAGTCTTTAGTTACAGCAACACCGTTATACATATTGCCAGTAAGAGCAGCCTGCAACTCTGCATCAGAAACCTTGTAACCGTATGCGCGGGCTGTCTGGCGAATAGTGTCAGCATCCCCACCCTCTAACGCACGTTGAGCCATAGCCGGTGATGTCGGGGTAACAGCAGCTTCAGGTTTACGGAACGCATACTTATAGACAGCTTGCTTGACACCTGTGGCAGTCAAACCATTTCTTGCAACAGTTTGCGCCAGTTCAGTCAAATCGGTTTCAGACAAACCAACATCGGCATAATCCTTAATGATTGCGTCACGTGCTTGCTCAATTAACCTTTTCTTATCTGGGTCTAATGCACGATCAAAGTCGTATTGTGACCGGCTAACAGTTTTGAAATACTGTGTGCCTTTAATACGGGCTTGTAGTTCTTCATCGGTGAATTCGGTGTTTACTGCTTCTTTCAGGATGTCAACAAAATCTTGTCCGAAATAGTCCACAACCTCGTTGGTTGTCCAATCAGAATATGACGGATATGCGGTTTTGAATTCATCCATCCAAGCCATGTCGTTAACAGGCTTGTTTTTGGTTTGGAACTCTTGACGCAATTTAGCCCTGTTAGCAGGAGTATCTTTAAGTTTCCTTGACTTAATTTGTGCGTCAACAAATGTTTTCTGGTCTGTGGCAGATGTTGCAGATTGTGTAGAAACAGGTGAACCAGCAGGGGTTGAAGGAGCAGGGGATGGGGTTGTAACAGTTGGGGTGGCATCAGTTTCCGTTGGTGCGGTTGCTGTTGGCCCCATACCTTCGCCACGCATCTGAGCAGTAGCCCTGTTCGGAGAAGTACCGGAAGGAGCAGATGTTGGGGTTGCAGAAGCAGGCTGATCTAACACAATCTGAACCCGGCTTGTTCCACCGACCTTAACAAGTTTCCCTGTAGCACCGTTCTCAATAGCGTTGAGAGTTGCCTGAGCAGAGTTCAACTCAGATGTCAGTTCCGCTATCTTCTGTGGAGAAGAACCTTTCCTTGCTTGTACTAAACGGCGGTTAACAGAATTCAAATCAATTTGTGCTTGACGCAACAAACTTTCACGACTTGTTTTTTGTTCTTCCGCTTTTTTCTTCTCAGATTTAGTGGCATCAGAAGAAGCCTTCTGTTCACGCACCTTTGCAGCGTCATAACGTTTCTTGATAGCCTGAAAATTTTTATTGGCATCATTAAAGGCTTTCTGTGCGGAAGCCAAATTCTGTAAACCAGCGTTCTTCAACGCTGTATCAGCAGCGGTAAAAGACGCTAACGCTGCATCATATTGTTTTTGAAGGTCCTTAGTGGTTTCAGCCATCATCAGCCCACGATACTCATAGCAGCGTCAATCGCTTTACGGAACCGCACAGCCTTCTCAGCACCGCCCTGCAACTGTGAAACCTGCGGACCAGCCATAACCGACAGCGCAGGGGCAGACGGCCCTCTGGTGGCCTCCTGTTGCTGAATGGCGACAATC